AGAACTCGCAGAACTCTGTGGGAACTTTCTTGCACGTTTGAAAAATATTCTAGACAAAGAACTTGTTGAATATAAGACCGAGACTCTGGCACCCCTGATATGGAAACACGCACCTGATTGGCGACGTGTTATCAATGAGTGTCAAAGGCATTCGATTGGTGGTCATCTGGAAACTCCGGTTACCACTAATGATGCGAATGATAATTATGGTTTGCTTTTCAAGGCTCTTAAAGATAAAGACTTTAAGAAAATGAGAACTTGGGTTGTGAATAATGTCGATGTTGATCCAAATACGATCTTCCGTGGCATCTATGATCGAATGTATGATAATGTCGAGACCAGTACTATCCCTAATTTAGTGTTGATTCTTGCAGACTATCAATATAAGAATGCGTTTGTTGCTGATCATGAGTTAAATCTGGTGGCTTGTCTAACAGAACTTATGGCTAATATAAATATAAAGTAACTCCGTAACAAAAGTATTCGGTTTGACAAATTATCTAGCTTTCATAACATCGATCTCCTTGGCGGTGATCGCTGCATTCTTTTCTATTATTGGTTTGTCCACTATCTTTGCGGGTGCCTTTTGGTCAGTAGTGATTATGGCCAGTGCACTCGAAGTGGGCAAACTAGTAACCGCTGCGTGGTTACATCTTGAATGGAAAAGAATTAGTATTCCTATTAAGACATATCTCACACTCGCAGTAGTTGTGTTGATGTTTATTACCAGTATGGGTATCTTCGGTTATCTTTCCAAAGCACATTTGGAACAAGAAACTAAGACATCCAATAATACTGTGAAACTGGAAAATGTACAGAGAAAGCTTTCGTCAGAAACTCGACGGCTGGATGCGATAGATAAACAACTAGCATCATTGGATGCCGCTCTCGATGAATATATCGAGAGAGGGTTTGTTACTAGAGGACTGAATGCAAGGGAAGAACAGAAACCTGAACGCACACAATTAGAAACTTCACGTGAAGAAATTTCTCAAACTATTGACAAACTACAAGAAGAAGAGTTAGAATTAAAGAGAGAAAATATTGCGTTTGAGTTAGAGATTGGTGCAATCAAATATATCGCAGAATTGATATATGGAGAACAGGCTAAGAACTACTATGATCAGGCAGTTCGTGGAGTAATTCTATCTCTAGTATTTGTATTCGATCCCCTTGCAGTGATACTGTTAATTGCAAGTACAAAGGCAATTGTAACTAGGAGAGAAGAAACTCCGGAGACGGTGGAGGCAAAAGAAGTTTTGGTTCTGGATGATATTAAAGAAACTCCGGTAGAATCAATCAAGGAAGAATCTGTACAAGAAGTATCGAAACCAAAGTTTTCTCCAAAACAATTGAAAAGACCTAAATGGGTCAAAGACGCTATCGCAACCACTAAAGGTTATGTTACTAAGAGTGGTGAACTACTTGTTAGTCGTAAGATGACACAAGAACAGGCTGACTTAATTAATGAGACATATGAAAAGAACAAATAATGAATCCATTTGAATTTGTGAATAGTATTAATTATACTAAAGAAGATATTATGATTGATGATGACGTAGAAAAAGAATATCTACCGTTTATTGTAAATCGCCAACTTTCTTACTTCCAAGATACTGTTATTCTCTCGAACGAGATGAATAAGTATCATCATATCGACAAAAAGTTACAATTCCATTTTTTACTAAATATAGTAAGAAAAAGGAAGCGGTTTACTAAATGGGGTAAACCTTCCGGTATCAATGATTTGGAAGTTGTTAAAGAGTTTTATGGATATAGCAATGAAAAAGCGCGTTCTGCAATTTCTCTTCTAACACCTGAACAAATAGAAATAATTAGAAAAAAGGTGTACAAAGGTGGAAGAAAATAGTCTATGGAATCCTAACGACCTGTTAGAAATTATCTTAAATGAACCAGATGATTTTTTAAAAATTCGTGAAACGTTAACACGCATTGGGGTCGCCTCTAGAAAAGAACAAAAACTTTATCAGTCCTGTCATATCCTTCATAAACAGGGCCGGTATTTTATCGTTCACTTTAAAGAGTTGTTCTTGCTTGACGGTAAGAAGTCTAACCTAGAAGAAAACGATATCGCACGAAGAAACACGATTGCTACGTTGCTTTCGGATTGGGGTTTGTTGACCCTTGAGAATCCAAAACAAGCTGAGTTGTGTGCTCCGTTACGTCAAATTAAAATCATCTCGCACAGAGATAAAGAACAATGGGAGTTGTGTCCAAAGTACAATATTGGAAATAAGTGATATGGTGTCAAAAATAGTGGTTAAAGAATCAAACAGATTTAGTTTGTTCGATTTATTAAATGATAATAGTGTTGGTGTAGAACTTGGTATCGCAGAAGGTCGTTTTGCAAAAAGAGCAATTAAGAGTCAAAAATTTTCACATTATTTCGGTGTTGATGTTTATGATTCTTCGCTTGTGGGCGGCGGCAAAAAACACAATGTTGATGAATATAAAGGTGCTTTAGAAAATATCGGTCTTTTCACTGAATACCGTCATTTAAGAATGATGTTTTCTGATGCGTTAACTCTTTTCGATGACAATTCTTTAGATTTTGTTTACGTTGATGGGTTCGCCCACAATGGTGAACTTGATGGTGCAACTTTTTACGATTGGTATACAAAGGTAAAACCCGGCGGTATTCTTGCTGGAGACGATTATCACGAAGATTGGCCTTTGGTTGTTAAATCTTTGGAAACTTTTTTAAAGGATAAGGGGTATAATGAATTCTATTTAACTGACCCTGATTTCGTAAGCGAAGAAAAATATTGTTCGTACCCGTCTTGGTATATTTATAAAAAATAGTTATGATTGAAGATCACTTTGTTATGCGTAATGAACAGTCCTATGCTGCATTTTGTGGCTATCTCAGTTTTGTTCATATGAAGGCCTTTATAATTCAAAAAGACATAAAATCCGTTTTGTATGCCGACGATAGGATGTTTAGACCTGCATTCAACGAACCGGAATCGGCCGTCGATAGAATAAAATTCATCAAGGATCGTATGGTTACCAACGGGTTCAAGATTGACTTAGAAATAGTCAAATACGATTCAATGAAGACCTTTGCTCCAGATACTAAAAAGGTAGGTATGGTTCATCCAACGTCGCAATGTTGGTCTATGAAAAAAACCGGCCCAAAAGAAATCGTAACCTGTAACCTACCACCAACAACTCCAAATTTTATGAGGAAGAGTGTTGTCGAAGGTGGTCGCCAGTTTAGTAAAGGACAAATAGAAGAACATATCAAACCCGATGTTTATATCGATTATCATACGTCTATACAGAAAGTATACGACAGTCTGAATAAAAGTAAACTACACATTTCTTATCAAGGTGGTACATCTTGGATTAGTATTTTAATGGGAATCCCTACAATTATAGTTCATAATGTAAAAACCCCCGAGAGTAAAAAACATCTTCAAACCAAAATCTATGGTCAAGAAGCTCAGATAAATTATTATAGTAACAGTCAAGTTTATACCGACTTGAAACATCCAGTTGAAAGACACATAACTATAGAGAGGTTATATGATGAAACCAGAACCATATAAATTTATAAGTGGTAATACGTGGTCACAAGAGCGTTACGATCAAAACAAATTACTAGACGGTGGTATAACAGAATACAAGACCAATGATGCAGAAGATCAGGTAAAAGAAGTTGTTTCTTATTGTAAGAATACTCGAAAGGCAATTGATATAGGTGCTCGATTTGGTTCGTTCACAATGGCATTTCACAAAGCAGGTTTCGAACACGTGTATACGATTGAGATGCTCGAAAAGTTTATGTTACCACTTTCGATGAACATTGACCTCTCCAGATCCACTGTATATAACTTTGGTGCTTGGTATCGAACAGCTTGGGGTCATCGTGCTGGAAAAACACTTTTGTCAGAAAGAGGTGGTGATGTTCGATTGCATTCGGTTGATGATTTAGAAGTTGATGAAATTGATGTTCTGAAAATAGATGTTGACGGGCCCGATCGATTAGTGTTAGAAGGATCTATTAATACCGTTGAAAGATGTCGCCCCGTAATCTATATTGAATTTGGTTGGCCACAAAAACAATGGGATAAAAACTTAAAAGAGTTCGACGATATCTGGAAAATATTGAGAAAGAAAGATTTGGGTTATGTTCGTAAGATGGGACAGGCAGAATACAGTCCTGAAAAAGATCATTACAATCTGATTCTGATTCCAGAGGAGAATTTATAAAAAAGTTGACATTTAAAAACAAAAGTGTTATATATATTAACGACT